TTACCTAAGTTACCATAAATTGAATTAATCATAACATGAATTAGTATTCGACTGCTTGGAAGTTTAGGAGTTATATTGACAAACATTCCAGTAACATCGGCAAAACTATTTGATAGACTCACATACTGTCCACTAGTTAAATGAGCATGATGACGCACCTGAATAATACTTCCTAAAGGCATTCTTTCAGGTGGTATTGTATCCGCAAAATTTCGATTTATTCCTTCCCTGAAATTATATTCAGGTCTTGAGTATCCAACTGCCATTAATTTGCCTCCACAATTAATCCATTTTTAGCATCCATGCCCTCACCCACAGCAGTTGTGGTATTATTTATTCTTTCTAATCCAAGGAAATCACTACGACCTGATGATGTTCCAACATGAGTAATATCAGTACATTTATCCCATGCAATTGCTCTAATGTCATTACTTGTACCATAAAGAGTGCATTTAGCGTTTGGTTGCATAAGTTTCAATTCATCATAATATATTTTTTCTAAATGTTCTTTCTGTGGTAATCCCTGACCATACCTCACAAGAGAAACACCAGTATTTGAACCACCTGCTGTATGAGAATAAGTATCATTATAACTACCTCTACCAATATGTAAGTCTGCTTCTTTAGAACTGCTCCAGTTTGCCTGAGTTCCTGATTGAAGTAAATGTCCTGGCCCAACATAATATCTTGTGGTATTTGATGATCCCTCGTGAGTTACACAATGGAATTTATAATATTGACTTGTATGACTGGTAAGTGGAGAACCAGCATATCGAACTGAACTTTCATTTCCATTAGCCATCGTAATCATTGCAACTGTCTCATTATAATTTGCTAAAGTATTAAACTCTTCAATTGAAACTTTACCCGTTCCTTTAGGGCACCAACACATTAAATACCAATCTTGAGAGAAGTCAAGATCAATATTTTTTTCCATTAGGTAGTTTGCACTGTTGTCAGTATTTCCTAGCATTGTTAATTCTGCACCAGACGCAACAGGAGTTCTAGTTATAGTTCCATATGCCTGTGCACCTTTTGCTGGATATGCTAAACTTCTTTCATAACCATTTGTGCTCATTATGAAGAGATTGTCAAGTACAATAGTTCCTTGTGCATATACATTTACCCATATGGATGTATTATTTGGTTCAAATTCCATACTTATTGATCTATATACGTTATTTCTAGTAGGAAGAGTATTATCTCCAGCATACTTGGTTCCAGTAGCATTATATCTACCATCATGAATTATAATTCCAGTAGAGGCAGTTCCAGATGGTCTCTTATAATCAAGTCTGAACAAATATTTCTGGCCTGCTGTTAATCCAGTTATTTCTCTTGCAGAGTAGATGTTACTACCACCAGAACTAGTGCATGTAACCACATTGGCAGTTGTATCATGTGTAACAGTAGCACTTGGTTGAATATTTGACCAATTTGCTCCATCTTCAAATGTTGGGTCTGTAACTAATTGGTTTGTATTAGGTGAACTGGAAGTCCAACCTTGTAAACTGGTTGTACTTGTTGAATGTCCATAACATCCTTTATCATTACCAAACAGATAACCAGTAGCAGAGTCTTTGTAAATGTAAGCATGTAATGATTTTCTTGCTTGTCCTGTTCTTTCTGCTTTTGTATGAGAAGAGTTCCATTGTTCTCCAAACTCCTCAAGATGGTGACTCATAACAAGTAGTCCATGTTGGTTTCCAATGTATTTTCCATTACGTGCAATGGTCATTTTTCCTGGATTTGAACTTTGAGCATTTGGCAACCAGAAGTTACATACTGATCCACTTGTCCAATAACTTCCTTCATGTTGGTACACACCAGTCAATTGTGGTGGAGTATTATCTTTTCCTTTTCCTTGTCCAACTATATAAATGCTTCTGGCGTTGACATTCATTGTTGGAACTCCTCCAGTCGTAGTAATTATATCTGTGTAACCTATGTTTCCACCGTGATTTGGATAACTTGAATTTGTTTGAGGATGATAACCAGTAGAGTGCCAATATCCACCATGAACGTGATCGAATCTAGCCTCATAACATCCACCAGTTCCTGACCAAGTAGCAGTTCTTCTTACTAGAACTAGTTGATCATCGCCTATAACAACAATATGATTATTAGTATCATTCGAGTGTCCAATAAGAACATGAGGTTGTTTGAGTCCTGTTTGTGGATCTACCTTTGAGTTATCCATCACCATCATATCAACACTTTCTGCATATGCTGCTGCTTCTTGACCACCAACATTATCCTGACCCAATCTAACAGTAAATGATTGATTATTTCTGTCAGCGATTGTATTACCTGTTCTTGCACCAGAATAAGAACTTGAATAATAAGTTCTCATTTCTTCAGATATGAAGTTCGCAGTATAACTACCAGCAGCATGAGTTGTCATAAACATATATCCATTTAACATATGAATATCAGTTCCATAGTTACTATTATTACCATCCCACCAATTAGTGCTTGTACTGTCAGGCCCTCTGTCAAATACCATCCACATTGGCATAGATGGATCATCACCATCATAAATCGTTAGTTTATAATTCTCAAGAACTAACACAGCAACAACTGGAAATTCTGCTCTGGTTCCTCTTTTTGATGTTCCTAGTGTTTCATTATACCAAGAAGTTGTTTTTATTCTCTCTGATTTTCTCCATGCACCACCATCAGAGTCCATTCGAGTATCATAAATGAATATTTTTCTGATGGTTCCACTTGAATGTGATCCTGAAAAATTACTGGCTACTATAGCACCATTTTCTCTAACTCTGAATAAATCAGTTCCACCACCATCTGCATTTGTTCTGTCTTTTATAACTGAAAAGAATCCGTCAGTGCTATTATTGTTATTATCAACACCAATAACAACATTTCCAGGACTCTGTAGAGTCATTGTGTTTTGATCAGTATATTTTAATATTCTATAGTCATCACCAAAATCTACTTGACCATTAGTTTCATTAGAACCTGTCCCTCTTATTCTAATACTTCCACCTTCAACGTGTAGTTTTTGACCTGGATTATCGGTTCCGATACCAACGACACCAGTGCCTTTAACAAATATACCAGATGTTGTATCTGGATCTAATCCTGGTCCTAATACCAGTAAATTGTTTGTGGTTCCAGCATATCTGGTACCAACAATCATATCTTGTCCACCAGCGTCAAATTTAATGTATGGATCACCACCATTATTTGTGCTAGTTTTTATTACTATTCTGTTATGTGTTCCTGAATTAGAAGTAAGGAACGTTGCAGTTTGTTCTGTAGCGTTGGTTCCACTATTAGTTAAGTTAAATTTCGCTGCTGTTCCTGATGATGTTAATGCACCTGTTGATGAGATGCGAAGTTTTTCTGTTGGAGAACCACCGACTGCTTCAGTCCAGAATCCAATATTACTATCAGTATTGCCAGCAGATTTGGCAATGAAATTCATATATCTTGGATATGGATTTCCTGTGTTATAAACATCAAGAATAACACCATCAGCATCATCCGTAGTGTAACTTGGAGCACTTCCAGTGCTTCTCCTCTTTATACGGAATACATTAGCAAATGATCCTAATCCTCTTGTAGCAAAATTTAAAAATCCTGTTTCTTGACCATCTGTGACACTATCTACTTTTGTTTCTATCCTACCATATTCTGTTTCATTACCTGCAGAATCATCACCAAACATACTTATTCTGGAGACTACATCATTTGCTGCTGGACTTCCTGAATTGTGGAAGAGTTTGAGAGTTGGCCCTGTTGCATTAGCATCAATGCTTGTTACTGTTATATCACCATTACCTGCAATACGAAATCTCTCGCCATATGCAGCATAAAAAGTATAGTAATCACCATTATGAACATAAGATAATCTTCCAACTAAATCACTATCAGGATCACCAAAGAATATTCTACTATCACCAGTTGTAGAAGTTGAAGTTAAGTATAAGGTAGGAGAAGCATTATTGTCTAAACGAATTGTATTGTCTGCTTTTATACTTCCAGATACATCTAATTTTGCTGTTGGAATAGTAGTTCCAATACCAAGGCCAGTCGAAGTTAGTCTCATTCTCTCAGAATTGACACCTTGAATACAGAATATCATGGAATGTCCAATTCCAACTATACCTATTTTTCCACTCTGACTTCCATTATAGAAACGGAGAAATGCATTTCCAGTTGCATTTTTTGAGTAAAGATCAATACTTACTGTACCACCAGCACCAACTGCTTTTTCGATAAGAAGGTCTGAACCACCTTGAGCAATAAAAGTCGCAGTTGTAATACCTACTAAAATTCTTCCATCACCATCTAATGTAAGTCTTGTTGAACCATTTGTTGTTGCTATTATACGATTACCAGTGGAAGGGAAACCAAAAGTCTCACCAGTAGAACCTAAATGTCTTATATATTGAGCAATATCTAAATCTCCACCATCTTTGACTGACAAAACATTTGTAGATGTATCATATAAATCTAATATATTTCCTGAACCTCTTTGAGTTACAATCCCTGCTGCTAAATTACTAGTTGCATCAACTCTTAATAACTCTACTTCTCTTAGAGTTGTATTTAATGTAGTAAAATCTCCATTTGCTGTTAAGTTTCCACCAATGACTAAGTTACCGCTTATATCTCCGTTTCCGTTTATATCTAACCCTGTTGCAGTTACAATTCCAGTAACATTAATACCATCACTACTTATTGTTGTTCCGCCACCAATTATTGCATTATCAAAAGGACCTACAAATTTAGTGGCAGTTATAATACCACTTGAGTTTATATTATGACTGAGTATGTTGGAGAGTGTGTGTATACCAGGTCCAACAACCTTTGTAAATGCCATTAGATATTACTTTTTAGTTATTTATGTTGGTTGAGTTGGCCAAGTGATTGATGAATGATCAAGATACCCATCTTCATCTAAAGTTGGATTAGCACTCGCTGGAAGATCTCTAAGTGCTTGGCGATATGTTAACCATTTATCTTTTGTGGTAGATGGAACATCAGGACTTTGTGACCAATCAGTTGCTGCAAGTCTTTTATTTCTTTCGATTCTCAATTCACTCATTGGAAATGTTGACATTATCTCATCATACTTTGTCTTAAAAGTTGTCCAGTTTTTAGTTGGTGTGCCAAAAATAGCATCATTCGTAGTTGTAACACCAACTTGCTCTTGACACTTTTCTAGATAAGTAGTTTCATCCACAATACCATCGTTAAATTTAAATTGGGTAATACCAATACCGATAAGTGTTTTAATTACTATATTTGTGTACATAATTGATAAAATGATTAATTAATATCCAGTAATTTCAGCGATGATCATTACCATTTGACCACTCGCAGTATTCCAAACATGACCATCAACTGACGACCAAGTAGCAGTATAAGTCACTTGGTTTGTAGTGTTTGGATGATCAATGTGTGTAAATGCAACGTTATGATTAATTTCCACATTACTACTAGCAAAGTTTGCTCCTCTCCACTGTGGCATTTCATTTAAACTATATATCTCCGTTCCATCTCTTTTTATATGTTGGTTCAATCTATTTCTTGTATTACCTGTAGTATAAGATCTTATACTAGGATACACAACATGTATCAATATTCGACTAGTACTTCTCTGTGGAGTGAAGTCAAGTGTCTGCATCGTCACATCTGAAGTTGAAGAATAATTTGCGTTATCAACGTTAGCTGTCCATTTTATTTGTATGATACCACCAAAAGAACCAGAGGGAAGTCCACCATCTGGAACAATTCTATCGACCCGTAACTCACCAGGAACTTTAACCCGTCCATTCGATTCAATTCTAAACAAGGACTCCATCCAATAAGATGATGATGCCTGTGGATCATTTGGAATTGCATATGGAGCACCATTCCTAATATAAAAATCAAATTGACCAGTACCATAAGTGCCTTGAGAATCAGGATTAGATAATACCATGAAAGCACTTGCTCCATGGCTTCCATTTAGTGATGGATCCCTGCTATTAAAATTAATATATGTGCTATGTTTATCTCCATTACTATTCTCTGCAGTACCTGTAATTTGTATTCCACTTGCTGTATATCCTGATGCATTATTACCACTTTTATATGTTGTGGCAAAAGAGTACTTATTATCAGCC